TCCTGCAGCCGCGTTGATCAGTGCCTGGATCGCCGGACCTTCATCCGTCTTGCCAGACAAGCCAACGTTCCAAGTCGCTCCACCCGGATCAGGAACAGTGCGCTCAGTAGGCAATGCCCTGCGAACGTAGGTTCCAGCCTGGTCCGTGATGAGCAGCGACTGGGCGTTGGTCAGGTTGGTGCCACTCAAGACGGCTCCATTGCCCGAAACAACGCCGTTCAGATACGGCTTGTACTGCGCGTCTTCCCAGATGCGCGTGGCTCCACTCGCCGAGTCGGTCAAGGAAGTGTTCGTTCCTGACTTCCACCAGACAGCAGCCGCTGCGGTCGCCGAGAACTTGAACTTCTTATACGCTCCAGGGGACATGCCGCAGTATAAGATTTGCGTCTTGTCCGCACCTGAATCCAGACAGTCTGCCGTTGGACTTCCACCCATGGCGACCACCTGAAGGAGTCCGGTGTTCCGGCAGTAGAGGCTGGCCTTTCCATCCGCGTGCGGGGCATAGCTTTCCTCGTCAAAGCCGACGATGGACATATCTCCCTGCCCGCTCACTTCCAGCGCGTTGTTGTTCGAGCCGAGAGCGTTGAAGCCAATGAGCTTGTTGCCGTAGGAGTTGCGCCCCGTGTCGCCGCGAAGCATGAAGGCCGGTGCCCCACCGCTACCAGCACCCTGCGAGAACTCGCGGATGAACAGGCAGTTCCGCACGTAGCCGCTTGCGCTTGTGTCGAACTTGTGTTCCCCGTAGTTGCTCCAGAAAAGGCACTTGTCCAGGCTCGCGCCCACACATGTGATGTTGCCCCAACTCATTGCGATCACGAACTGAGACGTAGCAGCCCCCGCTGCGAACGTGCAGCCGTAGCCCATGATGATCCCTTTGATGACGCCTTGGTTAGCGCCCGCAGGGATGGTCACAGCCGGGACGGAGGTCTTGCCGGGAACGCCGATCAACTGCTTGCCGGCAGGGATGGTTATCCCGCTCAAGCCTCCAATGGAGTAGTCGCCAGCATCGAGCCGGACAATGGCGTTGTTGTTGATGTAGGTCTGGAGTTGAAGACGGTTCGCCAGCGTACAACGCACTGCCGTAGCAGGGAAGTGAACGCTCTCGTCACCGTAGTAAGCCCAGTACCCGGTAGCAGCCGCGCTGCTACCCAACAAGAACAAAAAAGACCACGAGCCACCCGCCTTCCGGAACACGTTCTTGGAGACCGTGTTCAAGTAGATGTCACCGTTGATCGCTGCAGCAGGGACGGAGCCTGTCGGATCTACTGTTCCGCTGTACCAGATGGTTCCCGGTGTTCCTGCCGACCCCGCTGCTCCTGTTGCGCCAGTCGGACCAGTCGGCCCCGGAACGGTGGATGCTGCGCCAGTGGCACCAGTGGCACCCGTCAGGCCGATTGGGCCTTGAGCACCCGTGGCACCAGTAGCGCCGGTCGCACCCTGGGCTCCTTGCGGACCAGCGGGGCCTTGCGCACCCGTCAAACCAGTGGGGCCGGTGAGACCAGTAGGACCGGCAACACCTTGGGGACCGGGAACCGTCGAGGCTGCACCAGTGGCACCTGTCGCGCCAACACTACCGGCAGGACCAGCGGGACCTTGCGGGCCTTGAGCACCAGCAGCACCGACAGAGCCTTGCGGACCAGCGGGGCCAACGTCGCCCTGCACGCCCGGAGGGCCTGTTAATGAGTTTATGAATCCTGCAGCAGAAGCCAAGAGTTGCTCTGGGGTCATGGTGATACTCCAACGAGGGGACGAAAAAAAGCCACCCGAAGGTGGCTGGTGTGTTGACTGAGACCGCCTCAGTCTGCGAATCGCTTATTGATGTATGAGAGGCTTACAAACATCGGGTCAAAGTGACCGTCTTTGCAATCGTGGAGCACGAGAAAACCTCGCCAATGCTTATTGCCTTGATGCGATAAATAATCCTCGAAATGCTCGTAGCACGAGCCGGCAATGATGGATGTGATCATCTGGCCGTTAGCCTTGAAGCCGCTTGCAATCTGCAGCCCTTGCTGGTGACCGGCAATGCAGCTTTGATGCTTCTTGTTCAACTGGGCTTGCGCACTGGATGCGGGGCGACCCATAACGCCTGTCTGGAAATAGTGGCTGAAGGCAATCCCCTCGATTTCCACCACCTCAAGGAACGGATGAACCTCCCATCCGTCAACGTGGTACTCCAGCGACTTCTCGATGCTCATCAAGCCCTCTAGCTTTGGGTCATCGTTGACGGCTCTGGTTATTCTGTCCTCATGATTTCCGAGAACCATGACCATGCGCGGCTTGTAGGTCGATTTCTTGTTGCGCTCCCTCATCTTGTTGTATTCCCACATGGGAGTGAGGAACGCGCACATCGCATCTTTTGCTGCTTCGATGTCCTTGGAAAACCGCCTACCCTCGAATGACTTCTTGCCCTTGTCCCATCCTGAGAGACTTGGCATGTCGGCGAAGTCACCGATGCAGACGATCACGTCTGGTTTTTTCTCCACAACGTACCGTCCAATGCGGGTGAGGTAGTCGAAGTTGATGCCGGGTTTGGCTTGCACGTCTGGTAGAACTAGGATCTTCATCGGAGTTTTTTCCGCCAGTAGATGGCTGCATCAAAGGACCAAGGCCGGGATGGAGTGAACGTCTGAAAGCCGCACTTGATGAGGCTGTTCGCGCTCGGCGGGTTCTGATAGGTGTCGGAGATGAGCCAGTTCCACCCGAGGCGTCTGGCCTTCATCTCTCGCACGCGAAGGAGGCGTTTCTGCAACCCTTTGCCACGATGGGAGCGAAGGACGCCAGATCGGCAGAGATAGCCCGTGTCGTACCAGCGCGAGGACTGCACGAGTCCCGCGAAGCCGATAGGCATCTCACCGTCATAGGCAATCCACCAGTAGCCCTCGTTTACGTCGTAGGGCTCATCTCCGGTCAGCGTGGACAGTTGCAGGAACATCAGTAGCGCCGCGACTTTCGGGTCTGCGGCATTGACGACCTGCAGGCGGATCATTTCGTGACGCCTTTTGCCTTCTCGAATGAGCGAAGCCCACCCAAGCCCAACATACCGAGCATGAGTTCCCAGAGGTTGTCGTCAATGCCGGGCAGCGTCGGCCAGTCGTGACCTGTCAGGATGCCGACCCACTGAAGCATGGGGCGCGCGATGTACTGAGCCATGAGTGCTGCGGCACAGACCCATCCAACCGCTGGCCTCCAGCCACTGGTGAAGGTGCTTGCGCTCGCAGCCTCTGCCTTGTTGATGTCGAGTTGACCTTGGACGATCTGGACAGCAGCCGCGAGTTGCGCCCGCTCCTGTTCTGACTTATCAGGCCAGATGGTCTTTACGACGGTGTTTGCCAGTTCAAGACCGGCAGATACTGGATCGAGTGCCATGGTCAGACCTTCGCTTGCAGGTTGGATGCGATGCGCCTAGCCCAGCCACGCCCGAAAGCGCCCCAAGTGGGCAGGCTGGTCATGAAGTCGAGCCGGATGCCGTTGTAAGCAGCGGCTGCCGCGTTGCCGTCGAGCTTTGCAGCAGCATTCAGGGTCATGGGACCGATCACGCCGTCATCGCCTACGCCCGAGATACGTTGGAGCCACTTGACGGCCTGCGACACACCGGAGTTCACCGCAGCATCGAAGACATCGAAGCGCAGAGCGCCGGGCAACTTGTCGGCCTGAATGGCGTCCCAATACTTGCGCTGGTAGATCGCCTTCGCCGTGTCGCGTGGGAGTTGCTTCATCGGACCCGCATAGCCGTTGGCACGCGCAACAGCAGCGGTGACGCCCCACATGGTTTCCCCGCCCGGGTCGGATGGGCTGAAGCTGTAGCCGCCCTCATGACCGATGAGCCGGTCAAATGCTTCGTCAAAGTTCATTTCAGCCCTTTCAACGAAAGCCACAAGGCCGTGATCGATGCAGCGAAGGCCGCTGCCCATTTGAGGATTGAGCCGACATAGCCCAGCACCTTGAATCCGCCCTTTGCACTGCGGAACATGTCCAGCATCTCAGCCGTGTCCGACTCAATGCGCTTGGTTGTGGCGGTGTTCTCTGCAAGACCCTGTTCGAGCCTGCCAACCCTGTCCCGGAGTTCGCCGAGACCGCTTGAGACTTCATCAGCCATGGTGAATCCCATCCGGATCGATCGCGTCGAGCAGGTTCACGCGGAACCAGAGGGCAACCTTTTGCCGGTAGCCTGGTGCTCCATTGCTCAGCCTCCACAGCCGCGAAGACAATGTGAGTTCGCGTGGGATTTCGATGAAGACGACAGAGCCTATGCAGACGTTCACCAGAAGATCGAGCACAAGGCCGACGACCAGCAGCGGATAGCCGAACACCTTCATTGCGATGGTTAGTTTTCCGGCATCACGAACTTGCTTGAGTCGCATGACAGCGACATAGAACACCCAAAGTGTCCAAGCGGCAGGGATGGAAATGAGGATGTACGTCATGGCATCACCTATGCGTACTCGTATACGATTAGGATTCCGCCAGTGCCGGAACCACCTTGGCTAGTGCCGCCACCAGCGGCAGAGGTTGCGCCGCCGCCACCAGACCCCCTGCCGCTGGCAGATACTCCATTTGATGTAGACGCAGAAGTCGCAACGCCGGCAGAGGAAACACCGCCGCCTCCAAATGGGCCACTAGCACCTTGGCCGCCAAGAACGTATTGCTGGGCAAAGGATGAAATCGCGACATTGCTGGAAGCTCCAGTAACGTTGAACACGCTTCCTCCCACCGATGTTCCCCCGGTTGCCCCAGCAGCAGATGAGATCGCGCCCGCAGCACCAACACTGCCCCCCGTGCCTCCATTCAGAGCAAAGGAGCCGCCAAACGTGGTAACGGCCCCCGATCCACCAGTACCACCACCGACAGGAGTTCCACCGGCTCCAATGACAACTGCGGTCGTTGGTGCGAACCCAGAGGTGAGAAAAGTGCTCCCATAGCCTCCTGCACCACCGCCAGCGCCGACACTGACCTGACCGCCTGCCGTCGCTGCACTCCCACCACCAGCGCCGCCAGCGCCTTGTCCGACTACCAGAATCTTGGTTGTGCCTGACGTTGGTGTGTACGTTCCACTTGCGGTGAACGTCTGGATCCCGATCAGGCGTCCTTGACCAATGCCTGTGAAACCTACACCGTCCCGAAGCTGGGCGATGAAAGAGGCGAGCAGGTTAGTCTGCTGGTCGATGGTCGATGGGGCATCGACGGAACCGTCAGCGACGTTGCTTGCCGCCGTCTGGGAGAGGGAGGCAAGGGTTGTATAGAGTGCCATTTGTGCTCCAGCGCATCACTGCGTTAGGTAAAATGAAAATACAGCCCCGATGGGCCGTCTAAGGTGAAATGTGACTGATGACCAATGGATGCGAGCGGCCATCACCGGGGCCGCAATGCCGGTTTGGGTCTACCTAGTTCAGAAGGCCAAGACCTATCTGAGCAGCGCCAGGGAGAAGACGGGTCGATGCCTGGAGCAGCGAATTGCTTACCGCTTGGGCCGACTGTGGGCGATTGGCAACCGCGCCGCGAAGCAGGCTCTGCACAGGTGATGCGTACATCGCTGCACCACCGATCAGGCCGGCAGGAATCAGCGGGTTGACGAACCCAGCACCCAATCCACCGACGCCGAGCATCAATCGATCCGCAGTGCCGCTGTTCGGCACCTTGTTCCCTAGAACCTGCTGACCAGCATTCCCAAGGTCTTGCATCAACGCGGTTCCACGTCCAACAGCCCTGCCCCGAACGCTTGAGTCCGCTTGGCGGATTGCAGAGTTCAGTTGACCCGGCGTGAATACACCTTCCGAGTTCTGCGCAGCCTTCCCAGCACCCTCCAGACGGACGAGGTTCGCCCAGCCTGCATCGGTCTTTGCGATGGTGTCCGCAAATTCAGGATTGCTCCGAGATGCCTGCTGCTTGAGCAGCGATTGAAGCTGCTTGTAGGCGTCCCCTAACTCCTGCTGGAATGGGTCGGATGCCTTGGAGAACTTCGCCGCTTCCTGCCCAAGCTTGCTGTCGATCTGCTTATAGGTCGTGCCGAGCATCGAGCCGTTTGCAACGATCTTCGGCTGCAGAACATCGTCAATGGTCGCGTTGAACCGCTGTGCCATTGCAGGCTGCATGTTCTGCGCCATCGAGCGGAGTTGGCCGACATCCTGCGCGAACTGGTTGTCGAACTTGACGACCTTCACCTTGTTGATCGCGTCTTCGTAGGACTTGCTCAGGAGGTCGCCGGCCTGCTTGATGCCAGACTGCCCAACCTCGTCCACC